GGAGTGGCAACTTTTACTGCTAGAGATATTCATAGTGCTGGAATAACAGTAGCAGATGCTGGAAATATTGGTTCTGCTTCAGACCTAGATGCGATTGCAATTGGTGCTGATGGAGACGTTACTCTAACACAAGATTTAGAACTACAACATGATGGTGCGATATTATCTTTCGGTGCGAATGACGAGATTGCATTAACACATGTACATGATACAGGATTACTCTTAACAGATTCTGGTGGCACACCAACATTACAATTACACGATTCAAACGAAAGTATTGCTTCTGATGGCAGTAAGATAATTATGACTTCTGGTGGTACTGCATTTAATATGCCAACTTCTGATGGAAGTGATGGGCATTTTTTAAAAACAGATGGTAGTGGAACATTATCATTTGCAGCTGCTAGTGTTAGTTCACTTGCTTGTGATGATTTAACTGTTGGTGATGCCGCAGTTACTATATCAACATCATCTGGTAATATTACAATTGATGCTACAGCAAACGATTCAGACATCATTTTAAAAGGTACTGATGGTAGTGCAGATACTACTTTCTTAACCATTGATGGTTCTGATGCTGGTACAGCGATATTCAACCATGATATAAAAATTGCTGATGATGGTCAAGTAGGTTCTGCTTCAGCAGCAGATGCTATGATAATATCATCTGGCGGTATAGTTACTTTCAAAGATGATATATTAATTAAAGATGGTGGAACAATTGGTGTTGCAAGTGATGCTGATTCAATAACAATTGCAAGTAATGGACAACTTACACTTACACAAACTTTAATTGGTACTGCATTAGATATCTCTGGTGATATAGATGTTGATGGTACTACAAACTTAGATGTGGTTGACATTGATGGTGCTGTAGATATGGCATCAACTCTCGGAGTTGCTGGAGTTGTAACTGCAAACGCTGGTGTAGTCGTAGACAACATCACAATAGATGGAACAGAGATAGATTTAAGTTCAGGTGATTTAACAATAGATGTTGCTGGCGATATTTTACTAAATGCTGATGGAGGCGATGTACATCTTAAAGATGGTTCTACACTTGTTGCCGTTATGGCTATGGCAACAAATAATCTTATAATTGAAACAGCTGTATCTGATGCTGATTTTGTTGTTAAAGGGAATGATGGTGGTGCATCAGTAACTGCTATGACACTTGATATGTCTGCTGCTGGGGCTGCTACATTTAACAATGATGTAACTGCGTTCTCAGACGAAAGACTAAAAGAAAATATAGAAACAATACCTAATGCTTTAGATAAAGTATGTCAAATGCGTGGTGTTACTTTTAACAGAACTGACTTTGATGGTGAAAAACAAATGGGTGTCATCGCTCAAGAAATAGAAAAGATAATTCCAGAAGTTGTAAGAGAAGACAGTTCTGAAGAAAAGATTAAATCAGTTGCTTACGGCAACCTTGTGGGTGTTCTTATTGAATCTATTAAAGAGTTAAATAGAAAGATAGAGGATTTACAAAATGACAATAAAAAGTAGTGGTACTTCTTTAGCTATATCCGAAATTGTAACAGAGTTCGGTGATGACGCTGGTGGTTCTGATTCTCTATCAGAGTATTATGCTGGTGGAGATAATGTAGGTTCTGGAACAGGTGACATTCCATCATCAGGTGCTATTAATATGTCTGTTTTCTATGGTACATCTAATCGTGTAACAATTACATTAACCATAGGTAGTAACACAACCAATTATAATATATTTAATAACAGAGGTGGCACCTATGCTGCTGGTACTACTGACGTTGTAGTCGTTAATAACGCTGTTGTTTCTTCTACCTCAACAGGCACTGCCGCAATGGACACAGGTTCAGGGTGGACTAGTGGAGATACTGTCACAATAGATAATAACTCTACGATTGTAGGTGATGGTGGTAATGGTGGTGCTGGTGGTACAGGAAATGGACCAGGAGCAGGAGCGGCTGGTGGTGCAGCAGGTCATGCTATTAACATGCAAATTGATACAACCATTGACAATACTGGGGGAACTATCTCTGGTGGTGGCGGTGGTGGTGGCGGTGGCGGAGGCTCAACTTCAGCACGTGGAGTAAAAGGTGGTACTCTAACAGATACACAGTCTGGTGGTGGTGGCGGTGGTGGTTTCGGTGGAGGAGCCGCAGGAGCTGCTGGTGCAACAGGTAGTGGAAGTGGAAACAATAATACAGGAAGTGCTGGTAGTGCAGGTTCAGTTTCTGCCGCAGGTGCAGCAGGTGCAGGTACGGGAGCTTCGGGTGCTGGTGGAGCTGGTGGAGGAGCAGGTGCAGCAGGTTCAGCAGGTGGAGCAGCTAGTTCAGGAAATCAAGGAGCTGGTGGGGCAGCTGGGGCAGCAGGAAAAGCTGTAAATTTAAATAGTAATTCTGTAACATTTACTGCTACAGGAACAAGAAATGGAGCAACATCATAATGATTTTATTTAGAGCATATATAGTAAACAAAGCAGTAACCAACAGAGTCTACTGGGCAGGTAGCGAAGACGCTGAGGTTGTTGCTTTAAAAAAACAAATTACAGATGTTTTTACATCTGAAACATTTCCTTTTGCAGTAAACATGTGGGGAGTAGATGAGGGTAGTGCTAATGTATTAACACTTCATCAATGTAGCTGTGCATCAGATTATAAAGACAGTAGTAAAATACAAAACAGTTTATTAATAGATAAAGACTTTATGAGATATATTTACAATTTAGACACAAAAGTAAAAACAATAGAAATTTTTTACAAAGAAGGACAAGTAGTTCCTGTTGTAGCTTTAGGTGAAGGGATTACAGTCTATCGTATAAGTGATATGGCTAACTCTAGTTTTGAGTTACAAAATACTCAAGCTGTATATGTTCAAGGAACTAATGACAAGATATGGGCTTGGGCTGAGTCTTTAAAATCTGATATCGTAATGCCAATATCTAAAAGTAAATCAGTAGCTCATGCAGATGATTCTTTTAAGTTTCAATTTAACAGTTCTAAAGAATTAATATCAGTTTCTCTATTTACTCACTTAGAAAGATATCAAGTATATGGGGATGGTAGTGATTTATATACAGAGTATACTGCACCTTTTGCTGATGAGATAAGTAATATAGATGATACTGAAATTGTCGTACCAAAAACAGACAATCATGGTAATCGTATAGCTCAAAATGTTAATAAAGCTAATATTAAAGAATATGTTAAAGTACCTAAAGATGATGGAAGTGGCGGTTATGATAAAGTTCTTGTCAAAGATTTGTAGGGATTCAGGTATAGGTTCTACTCATGTAGTAACTCGTACAGGGCATATGACTATTATGCGTTGGGGTTTTTGGACACCATATTTAACTATATTATTTTCTAAGATACTTCCTGTTAAACAGGTCATGCATAACCACGAAAGTACTTTTATCTCTATTTTATTATGGGGTCAATATCAAGAAATTACTAGAGACCCTCAAAAAGGATTAATAGAAATAAATGACCGAAAGTGGTTTAACATATTAAACTATAAAAAATTTCACGAGATTAGAGCAACCAAACCTGTTTATACATTATTATTTATGGGACCAACTAAACAAAATACATCTGTCATGATTAATGATAAAATTATTCCATCAGAAAGATTAATAAAGGGGTATAAATGAAAATAGCAGACCATCATAAATTATTACTATCTCAAGGTCTTATACATTTATTTAGTATTGTAGGTTTATTTTATTTATGGGATGTTAGTCATCTATGGTTTACTTTGATAGGTATTATATTTTTTGCAAAGTTAGGTATAGAAGGTTACTGTCATAGATACTTATCGCATGGGGCTTTTACTATCTCTAGACCTTTACAATTATTTTTAAATAGTTGTGCTATCTTTGGTTTACAAGGTCCACCTATGATATGGGCTGCAAACCATTCTACCCATCACAAATATTCAGATGCAGATGGAGACCCACACCCAGCTACAGATGGTTGGCGTACATGGTTTTGGATAGAAACACAAAAAAACTCTAAGATAAATTCAAGTCTAATTAAAAAACTAATTAAAGATAAATCACATGTATTCATTAAAAAAAATTACTACCTTATATATTGGAGTGTAGTGTTGATAGTAATGATTGTAGATATTAAAATTGCATTATATTTATTTGCTTTACCAGCAGTATATTCACTACATGCAGCATCATGGGTTAATGTGTTTGGACATAAGATAGGGTATAAAAATTTTGAAACAAATGATAATTCAAGAAATATACATTTACCTTTTATACTAATGCACCCATATCATAATAATCATCATGCGAACCCAAACAGTTTAGATATTTCAGTTAAATGGTATGAGATAGACCATATTAAGTTTTTAATAAACTTATTGAAAAAGATATAAAATTTATGCTAAAAAAAGAGGGGTTTCCCCCTCTAATCAATTCTAAGGTATCTAGAAGAGTCAATAACAAGTTTTAATACTTTCCTTAGTGAATGTATCAACTACCTTGTAAAAACTCGTGTATGACCCTTCTATAACTTACTTTTATCGTGAATATCCTGCTATAGAATTCATTTCGTCAGCAATCTTTAATTCACCTTCTGATGCTTCTTCATTATCCC